AATTGTAATTTGTCCTGAACCTTGTAATGCTGCGTTTGCAACAGTTTGAGAACCTGTAAAAGTATCTCCACTATCTCCTAGTGTAACAGTTGTCCCGGATCTTGGACTAATTTTATTTACTTTTACTTCACTCATTTAAATCCCATTGTTGTGTTTCTTCATTCCAATTATATAAATTACTATCATCTGGTTTAGCAACTGGAGCTTCCCATTTACAAGTATCTTCATTTAGTGTCCAACTGTTAAAAGGTTTTGGTGGAATAAATGCATCTCTTGTTTGATCATACTTAAAACCAATACCAGCAAAATTTTTTCTTATGTTTGCGTTATAAGAAGTTTGTTTCCAAACTGCTCTATCTCCGTAAAGATTTTGTAGAAATTCTACACCAGTTTGTTCACTTGTTGCGATATCATTTGATACGACTTCAACCGTTAAAACTATATTACCTTTTCCTAATTTTGCAAAATGTGCCATTAATGTGTATAACTCCCTGAACCTGTATATATTAAAATTGTATCTGAACCAGATTGCGAAACTGCAGGGCTTCCTGTTGTAGTTCCTGAATAGTCAGATGTTGCCATTCTGATAATAACTACACCACTTCCACCTTGAGCACCATTTGTACTGTTGTTTCCTCCTCCACCAGCACCTCCGCCAGTATTAGCAGTTCCGTGTACACCATCAGCACTATTTCCACCAGCGCCTCCACCGCCAGATCCTCCAGCACCTTGATTATTAGAAAGACCACCTCCACCACCTCCACCAGCTCTTGTAACACTTGAGCCTGAGATTGATGAAGCTACACCATTACCACCTGTTCCTGTTCCGTTATCTGAACCAACTTGACCAGCACCACCTCCACCAGCAGCCGGACTATTATTAGATGCATTACCACCACCATTATATCCTTGATTAGCAGTACCAGATCCACCAGACAAACCATTATTATAAGGAGATCCTCCACCAGATCCTCCATCTCTACCATTGTAAGTTTCTCTTGCTCCACCTCCTCCTCCACCAATAGATACTATATTTGTAATATCACTACCAGTAATAGATGAGTTTGAACCATCATTAGATTGACCACTACTTACTTCAGCACCACCAGCACCTACTGTAATTGTATAAGTTGTTCCACCATTAAAAGTTAAAGCAGATTCAGAAGAGCCTCCTCCTCCAGATGATTCATTATTGTATGAATTTCTATAACCACCAGCGCCACCTCCTCCACCTAAATCTCTAGATGAACCACCGCCTCCTGCAATAACTAAAAAATCAACTTGATTTCCTGGAGTTTCTAAACTTACATCATCATCAGAAAAAGGTATCCATCCTTGCGTAGCACCAGAATACACTATTTTTACAGACTGACCATTTACATTATAAATAGGACTTGGTGATGTGTTTCCTTGGTAATTTAAACTGTTTGTATTTATAGTAACTGCATTTGATCCCCACGTTCTTAAATAATCAGAAAATTCTATTGTGTCTCCAACTGAAGCAGATCCTGGAAGTGTCATCGTTATTGCTCCTGACGTTGTATTAATCCAATAACCTTGACCAGACACTGCAGTAAAAGCTGAAGTTTTAATTGATGATTGCCAAGATGTTCCTGTTTCTATTGTAGTAGATCCACCTAAAGCTACGGATGCACCATTGATAGTAATTGCACCTGAACCAGTTAATCTAGCATTAGCAACTGTCCCTGTTAATTGAGTAGCAGCAATTGATTTATTTGTAAGAGTTTGTGTTCCTGTAGTTGTAACAACAGTTGAAGGTAATGTAGTTGTTGCATTTGATGCATCTAATGTAGCACCTGAAGGCACAGTTATAGTATCACCTGCTTCTCCTAGTTGAGTATTTGTTCCTGATTGTGGAATTATTTTATCTACTTCTAAAGTGCTCATTATAATATTATTAAATTTCCTGTTACTGTTATTGTTCCTGTCACTGTTACTGGTCCTGCTAGTACACCTGAATCCATTGTTTGAACTTCATCTAAAGTAGATGCATGAGTTACAACATAACCTGTTGCTGTCATAACAGGCGACATTGCTTTTTTAGCAGGTACAGTACAAAATACTTCTTTCTCCCCTGAACCAAAATCAATCTTAGAAGTGTTTCCTGATGAATTACTTATCACTGTGTCTCTTGATAAAGTATCTGGAGAAGCATCGGTAACAGTACCAATACCAACTTCAAACTTATCTGTACCTGTTTCTGATATACAATAATACGTAGTATTAGTTGTACCTATACCAGCTACAAATGTAATGAAATCCTGAGAAGCACCAGCAAGGTTCAACGTTACCGTTCCCGAGGTAGTGCTTGTCTCCTTAACTCTATCGTTAATGACAAGTGCCATCTAAACCTCTCCTTACGTTAATCTTAATATTGCTGCTGATGTTGTAAATGCTGGAAACTGAATAGTAAATGTTCCTGCAGTTGCAGTTTTATCTCCACCAAAATCTAAAACACAAACAGCATCAGTAGTACCCGAACCACCATCAGTTGTTGTATTATAAATTAAAGCTCCTCTAGCTGTTAATGTAACACCAGTAAAAGATAAATCAGCAAAGTCAGTAATTGCTATTGATGATGAAACTTTTACACCTTGGTTTACAAGTGCTTTACCACCCGCAGTGTATCCTGAAGAAGTAACTTCAGTATTAGATCCACCACCTGGATTTGTTGAATAATTTTCTGTTGATTTACCTAAAGTTGCTGATGATGTATACATCGCTAATTTATATGTATCAGATGATGTATCAAAGTCATGTTTTCCTTGAAGTAATTCTTTTTTAAAAGAATTACAAATTGCGTTAGTTGTTATAGCCATAATAGTTCTCCTTTAATTTTATGGTGATGGTGAAGGTATCTTAACTCTAGGTACCCCATCATCGTATTCTGCTCGTCTTCTTCTCCCCATTTGTTGGAGAGCAAAATTCTGTACACCTTCATTATACTTACTTTTATATAGATTGTACATATCCATCGGCCCTTTTAAAAATCCATAAGCCTCTGCTAAAACACCATCTAAAAGCATACCTTGTTGGTATTCAGATAAGTAAGTGTTATTAGAAGATGTAAAGCTTGGTGGTGTTATAATATAATTTAACTGAACTGCATAGGCTTGGTCTGGTGTAGGTGCTACCACTATAGATGTTTCATCCCAATTAGCATAATATTTTGGTAATCCTGTAGATCCAGCACCATTAAATTCTGTTATAAAACTAGTGTCTCTTTTTTCCATAAAAGTTCTAGTTCCAGATTGATCAGTAGTACTAAATACTTGTAACGATCTAATTACTAAAAAATCTGCAGGAGTTACTAAAAATCTTTTATTAGCAGTAAATGATGAAGTTGCATATTTTCTAGTATCATCATAATCAACTTTACCTGCAATATCTAATTCTACGTTTCTTATAAACTGTCCAATAATTGTATCGCTTAAAACATTACTATCTATTTCAGTAAAGTTTCTTACCTGTGTTAAAAAATCTGAATAACTTATAGCCATTATGTAATACTCACTGTTACAGTACCTGTTGTCATAATTAATTTTCTTCTTCTATTTTGTAAAGAAGGATCAGCTGGTTTCATAGTACTTATTACAACACCAGCACTTGTTAAAACATTTGCAGGTTGGGCTGTAATAAAAGCAAAATTACCAGGAAGAGTTAGATTCGCTACACCAACCATAGTTCCACCAGAATTTGCTAAAGTATTATCATTAGCAGCAACTGTTGTAGGTTGTTGAAATTTCATGTTTCTAGAATTTTGTAAAGCTATTGCATCAGAGGTAGCGTGTCTACGTCTAATTTGAGGGTGTTTGGGTTCAAACTCAGAATAATGAACCAAAGAACCATTCCATTCTTTTACCATTTCAGTATAAGGAAAAGCCATACCAGATCTATCTGAAATTGCTTGTGATCTTTTACCTGTTGCCCATTTTGCCATTGTTAAACTCCATTAGGATAAAATGATTGAGGAGTAATGTATGTTGATGCTCTTTGTCCATCTTCATCCAAAGCTCTTTTCAATTGATCTTCATATATTAATTTATTTTGTTGAACTAATTCTGGTGCGTTTTTCATTGCTAAATAATAAGCAAGACCTGCTACCATGCAAGGTAAAAACCTAAACACTACGTCTGCATCGTTGGTGTAACCACCTGCGTCTTCAATTCTTTTAATTACATAATATTTTAAAACTGTGTAAGTATTTAAATTTGGTGCCTGATACAAATATATTTTTGGAGTATCTTGTCTATCAACATAATATTGTGATGGCTGACCTAGAGCTAATTTATTAGGAAGAGCAGAATAAGCAGATCTATCTATTTTTGTTAAAGCAACGTCTTGTGTATTAGCTGTGTTTGCTCCAGCTGCAGTAGTAGATACAAAAGCTTCTAAGACATCACTTACACCTGCACTAACACTATATTCTGCTTGTCCAGAAACTAAAGCATTTTCATGTAAAGCAACTTTCCAAAGATGTATTCCTCTATTTGCCCATTCTGCGAATAATAAATTAAGACTAGTTCTTGCAGACCTTAGACTGTGACCACTTGTTGTGGCCATACCACATCTTTCGTAAGCCTCTTGTATGATTTCTTCTATTGATAAATCAAATGTCGTAGTCCCTGAAGTTGCCATTAATATCCTTTTTACGGTTGTACAATTTCTTGGATTGTATCACTTTTTGACTAAACTTTGAAGACCTTAGGTTTTTTGCTATTAAGTTTCTTTTTAGCTTGTAATTTTTTCTTTTTTTCACCTCTAGCACCTCTCAACTTACCATCTATTTGTGCAGATATTTGTCCTCGTCCTATTGCCATTATATTAAATCCTTAGCTTTGCCTATTACTGGTTTATATTTTGTTTTACCTTCAGATTTGTATGCATGCAAGAACTGTTTTCTTGGTTGATCCGTAGTATAACTACAATGTATCCATCCCGAGTTAGGTTCGCCAGGAGTGTAGAACTCGAGGATCAATTGATCAAATTCCAGGTTTGCATAAATCCAGTCAGCTAACTCAGCGTTGTCAGTTCCCATACATTCGAAGTCTGCGGCCTCAGCTTTTGCATGTTGGCTGTTGATCGAACTACCTATTTTTAGGCACAGCTGCTCGCTACGGAACCCTGACGTTACTTTTACCCTGCCGAAGTGGTCACGTACCGGTTGCAGTATATTTTCACATAATGCTTTTAATTTTTCTATCTGACCAGAATTAGGATTATTATTTATATCTAATCTTACTGCTGTATCTGATTTAATTAATTCTTGTAAACTAAAATTACGTGTTAATTCCATTACTACTCCAATATTAATTTTTTAATTGATTTCGATCCGTCTACGTTTGACTCGAGCTCGGCCATCGACTTTATACACTGATAAACAACATTATTATTTTTATTTGATCTCATTGCAACCCGCTTCCCTTTTAAGCACATTGACATTGAGGGTTTACCCGATTCAGGATCAATTTGAATTCTGTGTTCTTTGATCTCTCCATTAACAATCATAAGTAGGGCTACAATCAACTCCATTAGTGACCTCCGTTTTGTCTTACCTTATCTTTTAATACTTCAATATCAGCCAATGCTTTGTCTAACTGTTCTCTTAAAAATTCTATATTTACTTTGTTTGTCATATTCATCTCTTGAGTCTCTTCCATTTTCTCTACGGACTTATAAAGATCCTCAATTAAAAAATGTTGCTCCTGATCCGTAGGGACTTGCTCAGATTTTTTTAACAAATCATTTTCAAACAGCTCACGTGATGTCTCTAACGAAACCAACCTCGCAGTTAACTCTGTATATGCGAAAACACCCATTGCAACGAGCACAATCAGGCTAGCAACCGTTTTCATCGGCATCTGCACACGTGCTTCCTCTCCAATGTTGAGTGGTTTATTGGACACCTGGTCCTCCACATAAAGCCAAAGTAACTAACATTACTATTAGTAAACCTGTAAAGTAATAATTCATCCTTTGACACTCCATAATTATTTCTTTTTCTTTTTTTTGTTAAAAAATATATTATCAATCCATCCTGCTGCTTTGTCTAGTGCACCAAAAAACTTATATATAAAGCTATCTATCATTCGTAACTTTCATCTTCTGCTTTTGCTTTTTCTTCAGCATAACCTTCCATAAGAATATCATTTACTGATTTTTCCTTTTTTTCCATCGCGTAGAACATTCTGTCACTATCTTCTGTGACCATGTCATTATCTTCTGCATCCCAATACGTAGTTTGAACTTTGTAATCTGGCCAAGATGTATCAGTAGTATAACTATTAATGTGCCACAAAATACGATTATTAGGCTGAGCTGCATAATTCCCGTTAGAAAGCTCCAATATATGTGCACACTTATGTTCTTGAGGAATTTCACTATGTTCCGTATCCAAGATATTAACGTCAGGGTGTGCCCAGTCAATTGTGAATAAATATTTCCCATGATAAAATTTTTTATCTAGTCCTAAATATTTACCTGCTACACCATCCAACCAATCAAAGCAAGTAACACTAGGCCAATAACTAAAACTGTTCCACAGTTCC